GCCACCATTTCGCCGGTGTCGTCACGCTGGTAAGAGCCAGCAAAACGCAGCGGCACAGCATCGGCACCCGGCGCGGCATACTGCGCAAAGAGCGCCACATCAGGCAGGCCACCGACAGACCACTCGACGGTGAGCGCATCGTCATCGAGGCCGAGGTCAATCGCCGCCGCGCCGTTCATGCCGCCGCCGCGATAGTTTTCGAGCTTGCGGGTCAGTTTCGGCAGCGTCACGGATTCAACAACGCCCATGTAGCTCAGGCCGTCATTGAACATATTCAGATATTTAAGTTTGCGGGGTAGTGCCATATTGTTTCAGGCTCCTTAGCTGTTGACCGATTCGGCCAGATTGACCAGATATTTATCGGTAATACGCTGGCGCAGGGTCAGGCTTTCCAGCGGGGGAACCGGCGTATAGTCATAATCGATATACAGTTTCCCGCCTTTCAGGCTCTCTTTATCGTTCGATTCCTCATCGAACCAGCATTCACCATCCACGATGTAGCCATTCGATTTCAGCTCGCGGAATTTGGCGTTAATGCCGTCAACAATGTCGCGGATAAGCGATGCGGTGATGGGTTTATCGACCGCCCACATGTGCGCCGCGGCCATCGTGTCGGCCAGTACCTGCGCGGTGCGGGTGTAGTTCTCAAACAGAAAAAGCGGGTCATCAGAGCAGGTGCGGTTACCCCAGAAGCGGAAACCATCTTTGCGCACCAGTGTCGTGACCCCGGCCTCGTTGAGCAGGTCAGCATCGGTGCCGGATGCCTGCAAATCCCAGAAGACAGACGCACTGATGCCGGTGACGCCCTGCACGCCCACGTTAGACAGGGTTTTGTGCCAGCCGATTGTCTGGTCGATATAGGCGCGCAGGCCGAGCGCGCGCGCGGTGGCGTAGGCTGTTGCGGTGGCATTCGTGGTGGTGTCCCACGCAAGGAAGTCAGGCCAGATAACCATCAGCTCACGCTGACTGAAATTCTCGCGGAATTTGATGGCATCAGAAAGGGTTTTACAGCCCCATGCACTGACGTAACCAAACGCACGCAGGCTGATACACACCGAGGCGAGTGCGGTTGCGACTTCCTGCGTATCGAGACCCGGCACGCCGAGAATACGCGGCTTGACGCCGGTGACCGCCTCGGCGGTTAACAGCGCCTTGATACCGGTATATTTACCGTTCTCATCCGTGCCGCCGATGATGTTCGAAATGGTCTGCGCTTCGGCGTCCTCTCCGGTACCTTCGGCAACACGCACGACGACGGTGACGGGTTTTGACTGGTCGGCAATGGCCTGCAGTGAGGTTGCCAGCGTGCCTTGTTTACCGGCTTTCGCAATAGCGCTCTGCACATTGGTAATTAGCACCGGCTCGTTGAGGGGGAATGTTGCGCTATCCGCATCGCTGGCCGTGCAGACCATACCGACGACAGCGGTCGCAACGGTGGAAATGACGCGGGTGCCGTCGTTAATTTCAAGCACCTGCACGCCGTGGTGAAAATCACTCATCCGGGTAACTCCGTGGTTAGTGGGTGAGTAATATTTTCTGTTGTGTGGTGGGGGCGGGCTATGTAATGGCGATGGCTGGCTGATGGTACAAAAGAAGGGCATAAAAAAGACGGGCATCAGCCCGCCTTGCATTATTCCGGCTTGACCGGCCACTCGATATCCGGCGCACCCTCGGTGCTTACCGCATGAATATCCTTAATGTAATTCATCCAGATAATCAGGCTGGCCTTGTCATCATCACTGATGATGCCGAGCTGCAGCTCTGTTTGCCACCCGGTGATTTGCTGCTGCGCCTCAGAAAGCAGAGCCTGCTTTTGCTGTTCTGCGACGGCAATTTCATCAGCATGTTGCGCCGCCGTGTCGGTCACCCACTGGCTCCCGTCCCATTTATCATACGCCGTGACAGGTGCCAGTAACGTCAGCGTATCCGGCAACTCACCAAGAAAAGCGATGATTTCCGGTTGTCCGGTTTCAGTGCTGTAAGCCGTCAGGCCACGATAATCAGCAATGGTTTCCCACTGCTTTTCATCCGCACTGCGCACCAGTGCAAAGCCGTCACCCGGTAAATCTGGTTTATCGGCATAACCGAAAGCAGGCAGACCCACGCCCGCGGCTAAATATTCCATTGTTACCGACTGAAACTCACGTTGATGAGGCTCTACGCTGTACACCGTGAGCCAGCCGGCAGCGGTAGCAATGCCGTTTTTATTCAGTTTTGCGACAGGTAATTCAGTATTGTATTTGCTCATTATGCTGCTCTCACAATGTAGTTAAATGCGATGTTGCGTGGTCGATTCTCTGATGCGGTGGGGACGACACGAGAAGCGTCAAAGCCATATGACATCACATCGTGGAAAGTATTATCGCCTCCCCAGTGCACCCATGAGGTATTCGCTGGAGTCGATTTAAAATAGAGCGCACCACCTTCCCCACCTACGGCATTAATTGAACCAGTAATATTTCTGATGGCGTCTCCCTGCGCAGCCAAAATGGCTCGCCCCGCGTCCACTCCGCGCCCGGCGTCCCAGCCACGAATAAACTCACCGCGCAGGTCAGGTAATTTGCCTGATGGATAAGCCGCAGCCAGATAGGGATACATCGCCTTGTCAAAGGCCGCACCATTACAGATAAGCCAGCCAAGCGGGGCGCTCGTCAGAGGCCACGGCTGGGGAATACCAACAGGGGAAACATCGGTACCGTTGATGACAAAGCTCCCGTCCTGCCGGAACTCGACCCAGGCAGTGGTATCCCCTCCTTTGATTTCAAAACCGAGAAAAGCCCTTTTCCCCACCATTTCGGTGAATCTGATTTTTCCGTACTGCTCACCAACGCCCAGCATAAACAGACCATCAGTCTGATTAAATTTCTGGCTTCCATCGGTGTAGGAATACGCGCCGCTTTTATTGATAGCGTCTGTTCCGGTTATTTTGAGACTTTTTGGAGTGAACTTGTCAGTAAACCAGCCATCAGCATTACCCTGCATTTGCATGGTGCTGTCAGTGCTGGCGATAGGGCGTAAAAATACACCCGCTTTCGTTCCCGCACCCGACTCGCTACTGATAACCAGTGCATTATTCGCGTTATCCCTCATCACAGTTGACGCACCGAGAGTGATAAGGGATTCCGTTCCCGTTTTACCGACCTGAAGAACACCACCGACACCGAGACGCCCGGTAATATCACCACCGGCTAAAGAGAGGTATTTCGACAGTTCGTCCTGATTACCGACCCGCATCAATGTCCATCCGCTAGTCGTATTGTTATATCGGGTACCGATAAAAGAGATATTCCCTGCGTTGTGAGAAATAAAAATAACGGTGCACCCGTAGCTGTTATCCCTGACACCTAAACAATGCGCGTAAACATACTCCCCTTTACCGTTTGGCAGACCGGTAGGGATATTGGTACAACTCTCCATTTTGAGGAGCAAAGACTCACCGGCGCGGAAAATACGTGTTTTAAAATCAATCGCAGTGGTGCTGATTTTATCCGCGCCCAGACCAAAGCCACCGACGCCAATAACATTACCGGCCTCTGTTCCGACGTCTTTTGTCGCTGCGCTTCCCAACTCCAGCGAGCCGCGCGCTTTTGATTTGTCGGTCAGTTCTGACAGGTTATTTTTTGCCTGCAAATACTGAGCATGCGGGTTAGCCTCCGCAATGTGATTTTTCATCAGCTCATCGGCATAACCCTTAACCTCGATGACTTTATCGTCGACATACTGACGGGTTGCCAGCACGACCGACGGGTCGATTTTCAGCGTGATGGCCGTCGTACTGGAGACAATCAGAATCATGCGAATGGTCTGCGTGCGGCCGCTTCCCTCCGCCAGTTTCGGCTTGTAGGTTTCGGGGCAGTTCGCCACGGCAATCAACACGCCATCATCATCATAGAGACCAATCTCGCGGATCCAGAAACCACCCTCATTTTCGGGAATAATTTGTTCCGCGATAATCTGGCTGGCATTGGCCGGGTCAACGGTCAGCATATTGAGCGGCGCGATGCGCTGCTGGTTGATAAGCGCTGTTTGTGCCGGGTCTGGCGTCGGTAATTTGCCGTTGGCATCGCCCACGGCCATTTGCGTCAGGTTCAGCTTAGTGCCGAGTGCGGTCGCGTTCGCCAGCCGTGCCGCGCCCTGATTGGTCAGAATGGCATAATATTTTGCTGTCATGCGTTCACTCTCAGGTTATCAATCAAATGGATAGCCGAGGCCGGATAAATACCGCCACCGACAATAATTTCTTCAGGCATATAGGGGTAAACCGTCAGCGCATCACCGTGATAACAGGCCGCGCCGACATACAGCTCGCCGGTTGAGCTCAGACTGATAGCCAGCCCGGTCAGGTGACGGCTTGCCGGTTTGGCGTCTTCAATCAGGCGCTCAAGCTCCTGATACATTTCCTCAGTGATACCGCTATCGAGCACACCAACAACGAGTCGGAATGTGCCTGGCTCCTCGTTGAGCTTCCACCACTCGCGCACCTCAATCAGATAGCCGAGCGGCTCAACCACCCGGCGCAATGCGCTGATGGTGCCTTTGTGCTGATGGACAAAAAACGAGGAGGCACAAACACTGCGCTTTGTCGCCTCCGGCCACGTCTCATCCCACCGGTCGACCGACAGCGCCCACGCCAGATAAGGCAGCAGATTTACCGGGCAGGTGCGCCAGTTCCATAACGTGCGCAACGGTACCGGCACGCGCTGAATCTCAGCGAGCGCGGCAGCGGCGGCAACTTCCAGCGGCGACGAGCCGACGGGTAACAGTCGGTCACTCATCTGAGCCCCCGATAGTTATCCGGTGCTCGGTACAGTTCGACGCCTGCGACTTACTCAGCACGATATCGGCCTGCGGTGATGCCAGTTCGACACGCTGCACCCCTTCGACATGCAGCGCAGCATAAATGGCTGATAGCCGGATATCGCGCCCGAGACGGTGCTGCGCGCTGATGTAGCTCTGCAGCTTCTGCTCTGATGCCTGCCTGATGGGCTCAGATTCGGGACCGGGGTAAACGTAGAGCGTCGCGTCAATCTGGTACGGCACAATCTCCGCTGACTGGACGGTCACCCGGTCGGCCACCGGGCGAACATCCTCAGCATTCAGCGCCTTATCAACAATCGCCAGCAGTTCAGCGCTGGCAGTACCGTCGCCCTCGCGGGATAACACGGTAATCGTCACGCAGGCTGGCGACGGGCTTTCGACCGAGACGTCAGCGACCCGCCCGTCGGCGCTGCGGCCGTGATATTCATAGGCACCAACCGGCCCCGCCACGCTCAATCCCTCAAATGCCTGTTGCGTGCGCAGGCGCAGGTCGGTGTCGGATTCCATAACGGCAGGCGTCGGCGGGATGGTGGTGTCATCTGCCGGTGTGATGGTGAGGCGCTCGGTATTATTGTTTCCGGCCACGACGTCGAGGTCGTTACCGGTTGAATACGCCAGCGTCACCGCCTGCGCGGCTTCGTTCACCCGCTGACGCCAGATAACCTCACGGTAGGCGTTTTCCTGCAGCAGCTTAACAATCGGCTCTGACTCAAGCGTCAGCGTCCGGGCGATGGCCTCCTGCTGGTCTTCGGGATAAAGTGAAATCAGCGTCGCAATGCGTTCCGCAAGGATGGTTTCATAATCCAGCACCTCAACCACATCGGGGACAGGTAACTGACTCAGGTCAACAGTTGCCATAGTGATTTAACTCAGTGAAAGGGTGGTAGAAACTGACGCGCCGGTATCGGTTCGCGCCCCGGTAATATCGACATACATTTCGCCAGCCTCGCCGGTCTCAAAGCTGATGGCGGTCAGGCGTATGCGTGGCTCCCACTTCTGGATCGCCGAGTAACACGCCACCATGATTTGCAGCCTCAGCGCGGGGGTTTGCGGCATATCAATCAGCGCCGACAGGAGCGAGCCATATTCACGGCGCATCACCCGCGAGCCGACCGGCGTCAGCAGAATGTCGCGCATGCTCTGGCTGATGTGCTCAGTGTCACTGATAGCAAGGCCGGTATTGCGGTTCATACCCTGATAGCGCGCCGTCATTTTGTCCCCACCGTTCTCTCATCACCGCGCTTCACACCGCCGTGGTCATGGTCATCAGCCTGCACGCCATTAGAGGTAAATCTCCCGCCGGTGTGCTCAATGTTGCCGCGCATGGTGCCGCCTTTCTGCACCTCAAGCGTGCCGGTGGTCAGCTTGTTGGTACACACAACCTCGGGGGTATCGAGGGTGATGCGGGTCTCCGCTTTCACCAGTACGACTGGCACGGTCGCAGTGATGGAATCCGATGCCGTCACGTCAGCCGTTTTGATGCCGCTGACCGACAGCGCGCCGGTCTCTGGCTCATATTCAATCACCGCGCCATCAGGGAAAGTCACGTGCCACGCATCCGCCGAGGCAGACGGGGCGGGGTTATCATCGGAGAAAATACCCGGCAGCACGAAAGCGGTATCGAGCTCGCCGCCAATTGCCAGCAGCAGCACCTGCTCACCCACCGAGGGCGCCCACCACGTGCGCGAACGACCGGCGCGGGTGGTCAGCCAGTTCAGCCATGTAGTCTGGATCCCGCCACTCTGCACCCGGCAAAGCCCCTGCGCCGTGTCAACCTCAGTCACCACACCTGAGCGAATGAGGTTGCGAATTGCGCGCGCGAGTTCCTGTATCGTGGATAACGTATTCATATCGCAAGGATGCCTCGGGTCTGAATCCGCGCCAATCAGGGCGGATTTGATGGGGGATGGCACAATATTTATTTGCCGAGGTGGCTGATAATGACGTCCTCTATCATCTGCTCATCATCGCTGGTAAAGCCGAGCAACGGGCGCGCCTCGTACTGCACGTCGCGGCTGTGAGGGTTTGGCCGGTCTTTGAGGCCGTAGTGATGCACCCGCGCCATGCGCTGCACTTTGCCGGTAAACTCCACCACCGCCGCACTGTCACTGCCTTTGGCTTTCATAAAGCGGTTAGTGCGCAGTTTGGCGAACATTTCGCGCTTAATACGACCTTTCTTGCTCCGCACCGGCTGGCGCTTTCGCGCGGCATACGGGGTGCCGTCGGGTGCCTGTTGTCGCTTAATGCGTTGTTGCTGACTGGCGCGCAGCTTTTTCGCAATGTCAGCCGCCATTTGCCGACGCGCCGCCGGTGACAGGCTGGCAATCAGACCGGCAAGACGTTCCTGCAGCGCGGTTAACTCACTCATCCCACTTACTCACCAGTTCGCCATTAACGTACAGCTCGACCGGGCGCGTCACCGGCTCAGGCAGCGGCGGCTCAGGGGCATAACTGACATGCAGCGCGCCGTCGACCTCTTTGACGAGCGTGCGCTCGGTGAGCCTCAGGCTGATACTGATATCGAGCGAATCGTCGTTATTGATATCAATAATCCAGGTGAATCCCTTTTCCCGCCCCTCGTCGGTGGTCATGATGTCTGGCTGATGTTCGCGCAGCCATGCCTGCACCGGGACGAAAATCAAATCGAGGTCGCCGGTGAAGTCGGTCACCACTACGTTAAGCACGTACACCTTTTCAAACGACAGCGAGCTCGCCAGTCGGGAATCGGTATGCCCGTTATCGGCGAAAAGGCGCAGCATATCGGGGTTATTTCTGAGCTGCGGAACGGCGTTAATCAGCGCTTTGCGCAGGCTTTTGTGCTTCTGCATCGAGTTCATCCTGACAGTGTTTGACGGTTTTGACCTGCAGCGCGCAGGCGGTCAGCGCCCCCTCAAGGCGGCGTATATCCGCGCTCAGGTCGCCATTCGTTTTCGGGTCACTTCCCGGCATCGGGCAAAGGCTCACCCTCGGGCATCCGTTGACCACAATCACCGGCGCTGGCGCAGGCGGCGCGGGTGTGCAGCCGACGCACAGCATCAGGCAGAGCAGCGTTATACCAGCGGCGAAAGGCTTCATTTTCATTGAGTAACCTCGTAATCGTCTGCTCACGGCGACTGGCTTCTGCACTGGCCTCTGCGAGCTGTTCGCGCAGTGCTACCTGCGCGGATTCATTACGTCTGGCGAGCTGACCGGCGACACTGAGCTGATTTTTCAGCATGCCAATCGTCGTCTTTTGCTCGCTCGCGACACGGTTTGCCGCCTCAAAGGCGCGGGATAAATTGCCGTTCTCATGGCGTAACCACAGCAGACCAAGCACGGCCAGTACAAGGAGCGTTATCAGGATTTTCATGCCATCCCCCCGCCAGCCGTGCGCCAGACAGTCACCAGTTTTTCGAGACTGTGCTCACGCTGGCCATAACCGGCACCCGGTAATGACGCCCAGATATTGCGGCAGCGGGAAATTGCACGTTCAATACGCCCCGCCTTAATATCATCAATCGCGCCACGCTCCCGGATTAACTGAATCGCAAGTTTGTCCTGCGACAGTGGGCTGAAATCCGGTAATGCGAGTTGTTTCTGATAGTGCGGCCAGTATCGATAAAGCTGTTGATAACGCCCGGATGCCGTGGACTTTTCGCCCAGACGGTTAAACACTTTCGCGGGTCGGCCATGCGCGAACGGGTGGTCGCTGTAGTCGCTGAAAATCTCCGGCTTGCCATCAAGGCCAGTGACAATGACGTCGTAACCACGATTTTTTGTCAGCGGATGCGTCACCGTTCCCTCTGAATACGCCAGCATGTCCAGAAACGCGGCGATATTCTGATGAGTATTAATGACCGGCATCACTGCCCCCCTTTTGCGATTTAAAGCGGCGCTGAATGGCGATTTCCACGACCTGATAACCGGCGATGCCAAGCATGGATCCAAGTCCGCAAATAGCAGGCAGTGACATATCAGGAAATTGCACCAGAACGACACCGGCGACCATCGAGACAAAACCACCGAGCAACATGCGACCGATAAACAGGCGCGGGGTGATGGGCTCACCACCGGCCAGCACTTTTCCGACAACAATCATCGCGCCAATCAAAAACAACGACAGGACGCCTTTTTCCCCTTCTGTCATGGTTACTCCCAAAGATTGATAGTTTCAGTTACGGGTGACGATGCCACGTCGGGCAAGTCAATCGCCGTGCCATGCGGCAGAATGACACCCAGCTCAGACAGACCCGGATTAGCCTGCAGCACCGTCTCGACAACGCCCTCAGTGCGCCCGTAATACCGGGCGCAAAGCGCATCGAGGGTATCGCCCTGCATCGCATAGGCTTTCATCAGAGCTGACCCACGATGCAACGTGGCTTATCCTGCAGGCGCGCAACCGACCAGCGCATATCCCGCCACAGGTCATCAATGGTGGTTTCGACGCTGTCGGCTTTTTTGTCACCCTTGCCGGTAGCCTCAACGCCGCGATAACGCTCATAGAGGGTGGCGGTTGTCATCGCCGTTACGGCGCTCAGGTAGTGGAAAACGCGCACATTCTCGCCGTCGATTTCCTCGGCGTCAGGCACGTCGGCCAGCCGCTTAAACCCTGCTGCAAGCTGGCGCAGCCGGTAGTCGTAAAGCTCCGCATTGGTTTCCGCCATGCCGGTCTTGATGGCATTACGCAGGCGCGCATCGGACACCGTCTGCTCAAGGCGCATCAGCTCGCGCACCCGCTTCGGATCCACATCAGGAAAAAAGAACGTGTTTTTAATCACTGCGTCGCCCGTCTCGGGGGCGGGAATCACCACGCCCGGAATGTCCTGCAGTTCATCGGGCTGATTCAGTATCACTGTCGTCATGACAACCTCGTTAGGTTGGGCGGTGGACGCCGGTCGCCGTCAGGGTCAATACCCGCTTTGACCGGCGTGCCGCCCGGCTCGGGGAGCGTTCAGTTAACCGGCGGTTTTAACCGCCTTTGGTGGGCGCCCGCGCTTTGCCGCCGGTTTGGTGGCAGGTTTGCGCGTGCGCGGTTTAGTCGTTTTACGGGGTGCCGTTTCTGGTTTTGGCTTTAATGCGCGTTCCAGTTGCTCAATCGCTTTGCGTACCCCGCCGTTGCGGTCGAGCTGCATAGCACGCTGAAACTGTGCCAGCGCCTCCGCGCTCTGACCGGCATCGCGCAGGGTCAGGCCGGTCACTTTATGCAGACGGGCGCGCACCATATCGGGAACATCGGCACCGTCGGTCAGGTCGATGGTGGTCAGCAGTAATGCGAGGTCGACAGGCTCACCGGCATCGCGCAGGCGCTGTGCGGCAAGTGCCACCTCTTCAACCAGCATGTAAGGCGTCGTGCGGCGATGGTCAGAGGTGAGACCGTATTTCAGCGCATAAGGGGCTATTTCCAGCGCGCCAGCGATATCACCGGCATCGAGACGCCACAGCATGACGGTCATTACAATGTCATCCTGTGCACCACGGCCATCAGCCAGCACACCGGCGACCCACGGCGCATAGAACGGCAACAGCTCGCGCTTTTTCTCGGCTTTGCGCTCATTTGAACGGATGTTTTTTAACGTGCGGCGGTCTTCGGCCAGCTTTACCAGCATCTGCTCGTAGGCGGTTGCATGGCGCAGCGGGGCTTTTTCCCGCTGCGCGGCTTCTGAGGCCGAGACCCGCATCATGTGACGCTGTGCGGGGCTCGTCATGGGTTTACTCTCCGCTTTCCGGTGCTGCAGGCGCGGTGAAATCGCCCAGGGTGATATTTTCCAGCAGGCACCCGGCGGCATACGCTTCAATCACATAATCGATGTTCATCGATTCGTAGTTTTCCACGCGGTCTTTTTTCGGGTTCTCATCAATGCTGCGACGGTGGCTCTCATCCATGAAATAGATAGAGAGGTTTTCCAGCGTGGTCACGAATACCGCATTCGCCGGGAAGTAAGGCACGCGCACGGCTGGCAGGTTGCCGATGCGCTTCTGGCTGATGATGATATCGGCCGCGAGCGATTCGCTGTTTTCCTGCTGTTTGTTAACCAGCGGGAAATATTTGTCGGCCAGCAGCTTACGACCAACGATAGCGACGAGTTTCGGGTCATCCTGATAAATCTCGTCAATCAGGGTGTTGGTACCATCCATCACCAGCGCATCGAGGTTTTCATAGTCGCCGTTTTTACCGACACGAATCACATCAGATACGACCTTACCCTCAGCATCGGTGATTTTGCTCATCACGCGCGCCGGGGCTTCATTGCGGTACTTCTGCAGCCAGCCGACAGCCACATCCTGCAGCATCGGGTTTTTAATGCGGTCTGAAGTATCAGCGCGGGTAATGCCATTAAAACCGGCCATGATGAAATCCAGTGCCTGACGCTGGACAATGGCGTCGCGAATGCGGCGCTGGAAGTCCTGAAAACGCGCCCACAGGTCGAGGCGCTTATAGGTCAGGTGGAAGTCAAAGTTAATCTGATTGCACTCGTACTTGTTGGACTCAAGCGCGGTGAAATCTGCGGTCTGGCGCTCTTTGTCGCCCGAGGTGTCGGTCGTGCTGGCGATAGTGCCGGTCACACCGACGCCGATTTTCTCGCCCTTCATTTCTGCGACCGGCAGAATGTTAATCATCTGCAGAAAAGCGGATGACGCCTGCACGGTGTTCATCAGGGTTTGCGTAACGGACGGCTCGACGGTGAATTTTTTACTGATGTCATCAACGCTGATGCCGTTCAGTTTGGCTAGCTGGCTCAGATAGGCATTGAATTTAAAACGGGTTTCCTGACGCATAGTATTTCCTGTATGAATTAATGGGTTAGTCACAGCATCGGGCGGGGTCGCCGCCCGGTTTCAGACCTGCGGGCTATCAGCAGTCGGTCAGCAGCTCATCGCCACCGCCACCGCTGGCTTTTGCGCGTCGCGGCTGGCTGAAACTTTCGGTTTTATCGAGGGTGGTTTTCAGGACGGAAAATGCCTGGCTGGTTTCTTCAACCTTGCCGGTCAGTTCCTGTTTGAAGGTCGCAAATGCGGTTTCCATAGCGGAAAGTCGCTCATCCTGTTTGGTCAGGTTGGTCTGCACATGCTCGCTGACGGTGGTCACCGCTTCATGCACATCATTCAGGCGCGCATCGTCGCTGACCTGTTTGCGGCTGAAAATGGCGCTCACCTTATCGACCAGACTGTTAAGCACCGTGCCGGGGACGTCTTCAAATTCCAGTTCAGCCAGAGTGGCAACAGAAAAGACGTTTTCAGGATTGGCCTTAAGGCGCTGCAGCGGGTTGTATTTCGCGGTGCGGCAGAATTCGAGATATTCGGTGCCGAGGCTCGCCGGGTCATCGGTCACAGCCAGACCAACGAGGTAGCATTTCCCGCTGTTACTGAAGTTCGGCGCAATTTCCATTGAGGTATAAACCTTCTGAAGCGCCTTATTCATCGCGACTAATTCGTCGGATGGGCTGATTTTGGCGAACAGTGCCAGCTTTCCTTTAAGCGCGGAATCGTCATCGATTTTTTCCGCTTTCAGTTCGACCACATCGCCATAGCGTTTGAACGGGCTATCAGGCAGCAGACCTTTAATGTGCTCAAGGTTAATGCGGCAACCGTAGACACGTGGGTCAAAGGTGTCGGCCATTTCCTGAATATCACTGGCGCTGATAATGCGCCCGTCGCAGGTATCACCCTCGACGCCGATGCGAAAGAATTTTGAGACTTTTTTTGCCATTGTCAGGAGTCCTGAGGTTGTGGTTACGGGTCACCGCCAGTTTCCAGACTCAGACCACCCTCAGCCACCTGTCACGACTGGACAACCGCCCACACAACAGCACCTTAGCGAATCACTGACGGCCATTAAGTAGCCTTGCCCTGAATCCATTACGGCGAGGCATCAATGACCATTTCCACCGATACAACCTTGTTGCATGACCCGCGACGACAGGCATCGCTGCTTTACTGGCAGGGCTTTTCCGTGCCACAGATTGCCGAAATGCTGCAGGTCAAACGCCCGACCGTGCAGAGCTGGAAGCAGCGCGACGGCTGGGACGGTATTGCACCGATTTCCCGCGTCGAAAGCAGCCTTGAGGCCAGGCTGATTCAGCTCATCGTTAAGCCACAAAAGTCAGGCGGCGACTTCAAAGAGATTGACCTGCTCGGGCGGCAGATTGAGCGACTGGCGCGCGTTAACCGCTACAGCCAGACCGGCAACGAGGTCGACCTTAACCCCAACGTTGCCAACCGCAACAAAGGCGAGCGTAAGAAACCGAAAAAGAACTTTTTCAGCGACGAGGCTATCGCAAAGCTGGAAGAAATATTCTTCGACCAGTCTTTCGAGTATCAGCTGCAGTGGTACCGCGCAGGGCTGGCGCACCGTATTCGCGATATTCTCAAATCCCGCCAGATTGGCGCGACGTTCTATTTCTCCCGCGAGGCACTGCTGCGCGCACTCAAAACCGGCCATAACCAGATTTTCCTGTCAGCCAGTAAAACGCAGGCTTACGTGTTCCGCGAGTACATCATCCAGTTTGCGCGACTGGTCGACGTCGACCTGACCGGCGACCCGATTGTCATCGGCAACAACGGCGCAAAACTGATTTTTCTCGGTACCAATTCCAACACGGCGCAGAGCCATAACGGCGACCTGTATGTCGACGAAATTTTCTGGATCCCGAACTTTCAGCGGCTGCGCAAAGTCGCCTCGGGCATGGCCTCGCAAAAACACCTGCGCTCAACCTATTTTTCGACGCCCTCCACGCTGGCGCATGGCGCTTACCCCTTCTGGTCTGGCGAACTGTTCAACAAGGGGCGCAGCAGTATCGCCGAGCGTATCGATATCGATATCAGCCATACCGCGCTCGCCGGTGGTCAGCTCTGCGACGATGGACAGTGGCGGCAGATTGTCACCATTGAGGACGCGCTTGCCGGTGGCTGCACGTTGTTTGACCTTGACCAGCTCAAACGCGAAAACAGCGCAGAAGACTTTAAAAACCTGTTTATGTGCGAATTTGTCGACGACAAAGCGTCGGTGTTCCCGTTCGAGGAGCTGCAGCGCTGCATGGTCGACGTGATGGAATCATGGGAAGACTTTGCCCCGTTCGCCGATTATCCATTCGGATCCCGCCCGGTCTGGATTGGCTACGACCCGTCACACACTGGCGACAGCGCCGGGTGCGTCGTACTCGCGCCGCCGGTGGTCTCGGGTGGCAAGTTCCGCATGCTGGAGCGTCATCAGTGGAAAGGCATGGACTTTGCCGCACAGGCAGAGGGGATCCGCAAGCTGACCGAGAAATATAACGTTGAATACATCGGCATTGACGCGACCGGCCTCGGCCTCGGCGTTTATCAGTTGGTGCGCTCATTCTTCCCGGCAGCGCGCGGTATCCGTTACACACCTGAAATGAAAACCGCAATGGTGCTCAAGGCAAAAGACACCATTCGCCGCGGCTGTCTGGAATATGACGCCGGGGCAACCGACGTCACGCAGTCGTTTATGTCCATCCGCAAAACCATGACCAGCAGCGGGCGCAGCGCCACCTATGAGGCCAGCCGCACCGAGGAAGCCAGTCACGCCGATATCGCATGGGCGACCATGCACGCCCTGTTAAACGAACCGCTTTCCGCCGGTAGCGGCATGCAGCCAAAATCTATTCTGGAGTTTAATTAATGAAAAATAACGTTTTCTCACAAAGCCAGATTCAGGCAATGGCCGACATTCTGCACTCTGACAGTTTTGACTATCAGGCAACATGGTTGCGGGTCGGTAAACTCAATATCGATCGCAGTATCACCAAATCGCGCCAGATTGGCGCAACGCAGCTTTTTAGCCGCGAGGCTCTGCTCGATGCGCTGACAACGGGCGATAATCAAATCTGGTTTGCTCACACCATTGAGCATGCGCGCGTGGCGCTGATGTACATGAATGACCTTTCGGCGCGTGTTGGTGTCCGTCTGGCAAGCAACGGCCACAGCCTGCAGCTCAACGACGGTGCGGTTATCAGCTTTGTCGGTGAGGAATCCCATTGCGCCGCGCTGGCGGGTAATGTCTATCTTGATGAGTTCGGATGGTTCAATAACCCGATAAGAGCGGCCAAAGTCTCGGCGGCTATCGCCTGCCATAAACGCCACAGCCTGACGATGTTCACCTCACCCTCTGATAATTTTGACGCTTTTCAGGTGTGGAACGGCACGTTACGCAGGCACCGACCGTCACCGTTAATCACTACCGGCGACAGCGTATTCTGCAAAGATGGTGTCTGGCGTCAGTCGGTCACGCTCGATGCAGCATGCCTGCGCGGGTGCAATCTCTTTACGCCAGAGGAAATAAAACGCGAATACCGCGATGACGATTATCGCAGACTGTTTGGCTGCGACTGGTCTTTTGCTGTTGCAGCGGGTGAGGTGGCAGCATGAGCAAGCGCAAGCCACGTAAAGCAGTCGCCATGACCGCCAGCGCCCCGCAAAAAATGGAGGCGTTCACCTTCGGCGAGCCGGTGCCGGTACTCGATAAACGCGACATTCTGGATTATGTCGAGTGCATCAGTAATGGCAAATGGTACGAGCCGCCGGTCAGTTTCTCCGGGCTGGCAAAGAGCCTGCGCTCTGCCGTACATCACAGCTCACCGATTTATGTTAAGCGCAATGTGCTCGCCAGTACCTATATCCCGCACCCGTTGCTGTCTCGTCAGGATTTCAGCCGCTTTGCTCTCGACTATCTGGTTTTCGGCAATGCCTTTCTTGAGCAACGCCACAGCGTCACCGGCCAGTTAATCAGGTTGCTGGCCTCACCGGCTAAATATACCCGGCGCGGGGTCGACGACTCGATTTTCTGGTTTGTGGAAAATTTCACCCAGCCTCACGAATTCGCCCCTGATACGGTTTTTCACCTGCTGGAGCCCGACATTAATCAGGAGATTTACGGCCTGCCGGAATATCTTAGCGCGCTTAATTCCGCCTGGCTGAATGAGTCCGCGACCCTATTTCGCCGCAAATATTACCAGAACGGTGCGCACGCGGGTTACATCATGTATGTGACCGACCCGGCGCAGAGCGCGACCGACGTCGAATCGCTGCGCGAGGCGATGCGTAACTCAAAGGGGCTCGGCAACTTTAAAAACCTGTTTTTCTACGCTCCCGGCGGGAAACCGGACGGCATCAAAATCGTGCCACTGAGCGAAGTCGCCACAAAGGATGATTTTTTTAACATCAAGAAAGCCAGCGCCGCCGACCTGATGGACGCGCACCGCGTACCGTTCCAGCTCATGGGCGGCAAGCCCGAGAATATCGGTTCACTCGGTGACGTTGAGAAGGTGGCAAAAGTCTTTGTGCGTAACGAGCTGTCACCACTACAGGACAGATTCAGGGAGGTAAACGACTGGCTCGGCATGGAAGTCATCAGGTTTAAAAATTACACCCTCGATAACCCGGAATAACAATCCCCAAGCCGCCGCGATGGCGGCTTTTTCATATCCCGCCATCATCACGCCTCAGACGCGCCACACGCGCACGACCACCATCGACCACCAACGAGCCGACAGCAACCACGACAGCGCCGTCACGACGCGCTCAGACGATAATTTTTAATAATGCACACCACCGCTGGCGCGCAATGCTTTCCCCGCCACGCCTGCCCGCTTTATGGGGCATTTTTAATGCAGTTGCATCAGGAGCCCCGAGCCGCGCGAGCACTGGCGATGGCTGGCAAACACTGAAATTAAAAACGAATGCAAACTCATGCACCTTATGCATGCGCCACTAAAAAAGCGGTAAATTAGTGATAAATTCATCGCTTTTTGACTCGACCTCATCCACCAAGAGCAAGTATTGCATTCCCTCATTTAGCGAAACCGGCCGCTCATATTCAATCATGAAAACATCGTGATAAGTACGGCCTAACCAGTACCCACCGCCGCACTCTTTGGGACGCTGAAAAAACACCCATCCACCCGGCTTAAAGTTCCCTAAAGCCTCACCACGATAGACAACTTGAAAATTTGAGTCTTTGACGCCCATATAACCACCATAAAAAAATACTGTATACACATACAGTGTTTTAGCAGATATCCGGGTTTAATGCTAACGCCTCGCCGGGCTCGTTGTTCAACCCCGCCCGCACTGAAAGCGAGTTTCAGCACTGGCGGCGTTTGCTATGGTCGACGTGGGGGCGGAATTATCGGCCCCCTTGCCGGTGAGAATGATTCAATTTTCGGATTGCTGATATCGTACAGTCTGAGGTAATTATCTCTGACGATTTCGGCACACCCGACCAGCTCGGCGGGTGTTAGGTTTTCATTGACCATTATTTGCTGCAGGCGATGAACGATAGCCAGTAACTTAATATTTTTGGTCTGGTGCTGCGGTATTTCACCTCGAACTACATGCATCAATCATCCCCCCAAGCATCATGCCAAGCATCCGCAACACTTCGACCAGACTCGTAATCTTCTCTCCACGCCTCCGCATCAGAAGCGCAACCGCCGCGCAGCTCCGCATAATCCATTAATTGCTCGTGCCATTCATCAAAGCTGGCGGTTCTTTTTGTCGATGCAAAATCAGCCATTTAAATCACCATTGTTGATTTGTTGAGAACCCCGGCCACTCATCAGCAACCGGGTATGTGAATTTCTGCCCGTCGTATATCACGGTCGCACCACGCGCCAACGCCTCAAGCTCCCAGCGTTTCGGGGTGATGCCATGTTGCGCAAGGTCAAAGCGGATGCGCGGTATTTGAGCGCGTTCGGATTTTGTCATCCTGCCCGATGGCGCAATGTCATGCGGTTTTAATGGTTCGCCGCTTCTTTGCTGGCGATTTTTCTGCGGTGTATCGCATTTTAAAGCGCCCCTGAGCACTGTCATAACTTCGGGGTCATCCCATGCGATAACCCCACCCTCAACGAGATTTAGCACCGCTGCGACATGCTCAGACGGTGTATG